AAGTATTAATTGGATTGATACAGTTCAAACTCAACCAACACAAGCAGAAATTGAAGCAGAAATTATCCGTCTTCAAGCTGAGTATAATACTAAACAATATCAAAGACTTCGTGCTGCAGAATACCCATCCTACGCAGACCAGTTTGATACAATTTTCCATGAAGGTATTGATGCATGGAAAGCACAGATTCAAGCAGTTAAAGACAAATATCCTAAGGTCTAAGAAATGCCATTAACACAAATTACTACCAGTAATATCGACACAACAAATTCGTTGTTCTTCCGCAATCGTATCATTAATGGTGCGATGATGATTGACCAAAGAAATGCTGGAGGTAGTGTTACAGTAGCTAGTTCTTCTGTATATACATTAGACAGATGGGCTACATTAAATGTGGCAAGTTCTAAATTTTCTGTGCAACAGAATGCTGGTTCTGTTACTCCACCACCTGGCTTTACTAATTATCTTGGTTTAACTTCATTAGCAGCTACAAGTCTTGCAGCTGGTGATTATTATCAAGTATTACAGACAATCGAAGGAACTAATATTTCTGATTTAGATTGGGGTAAATCCACTGCTAAATCAATTACTGTATCATTTTGGGTACGCTCAAGTCTTATAGGAAATCATGGAGGAGCACTTTTAAATGATGGTAATGCTCGTTCATATCCATTCTCATATACTATTAATTCTGCAAATACTTGGGAATATAAAACAATTACTATTGCTGGTGACACATCAGGTACTTGGTTAACAACTAATGGTATTGGTTTACAATTGCGTTTTTCTTTGGGTATTGGTTCTACATATACTACTACTGCGGGTGCATGGGTTTCTGGAGTTTATGGTGCTCCAACAGGATCAGTAAATATTGCTGGAACAAACGGAGCAACTTTCTATATTACTGGTGTACAGTTAGAAGTTGGTACTGCTGCGACTGCATTTGAGCGTCGTCCATATGGTACTGAGTTAGAATTGTGTCAGAGATATTATGGATATTACCCATCAGTAACATTCACAAACCCATCTACAGCTTTATACAATGGATTTATTTTACATTATAAAGTTACAATGAGAGGAACTCCTACGGTTGTGTGTTATAGTACAGCTACAGGAGCAGCAAATAAATTACGATATCAAGATGGTGCAGCTGATATCACCACTTATCAAGGTGGAACCAATGCTAATACAGTTTCAATAGCTGCAAATAATTCAAGCACTAATGGTGGGTCAAATATGTTCGTTACTGTTACATGCGATGCGGAGTTATAAAAATGTATAAACAAGTAAAATCACCTGCTGGAATTATCTTAGATTATGTTATCAGAGAAACTGGTGGATGGATTCCATTCGATCCAGATAATAGAGACTACCAAGAATATCTAAAATGGTTAGAAGCAGGTAATACTCCGCTTCCTGCAGACGAATAAATAACAGAGAACATCACAGAGAATAACCTATGTATATTGGAAGAGATCCCATCTATGGCGCCTACGAGTTACAAACGCTAACTCCAGACAGTAGCACAACTACATTCACTCTGACTTATGCCGTTGGTGCAGCTCCAGCCATCATGGTATTTTACGGTGGTGTATATCAAACTCCAGGTGTGGCATATGCTTTATCAGGTGGTGGTACAAGCATTGTTTTCTCTGAAGCACCAGTAACTGGCACAACATTAATCATTGTCTATCTCGGTCGTCAATTAACAGTTGCTCGTACTGCTGGACAAGAAACAACTACACAATCGTTTACTGGTGACGGAACAACTACCAGTTTTACACTAACAGATGCACCAGTTGTTTCTTCAGGTGTTCTAGTATTCATTGATGGTATTCAACAGAAACTTACAACACACTTTTCTGTTTCTGGCTCTAACATTATTTTCAACACTGCTCCTGATGCCAGTGCTGAAATTGATGTTTATACACTGGTCAAGGAAAAAGTTTCTATTGACACAGTTGGTGATGGTGTGCTTACTCGTGCAAAATTAGCGTCTTCAATTAATCGTAGCACAGTTGGTGTTTACTCGATTATCACTGGTGCAACAACTGCTACTGCTGGTTCTTATTACTTTGTAGATACTACTTCAGCTGCAATTACTCTAACATTACCAACAACTGCAGTATTAGGTGATACCATTCGTATTATAGATATGGCAGGAACATTTGCTACAAACAATTTAACAGTGTCTAGAAATGGTCACAAAATTCAAAGAATCGCAGACAACTTAACAGTTAACCTTGCTGGTTCTTCTTTTGATTTAATTTACTCGAACAGCACAAACGGCTGGCTCGTATTCTCACTGTAAGGTAAAAAATGGCGACAATATACAGCGCAATTAAGAACTATGGTGGAGCTGCAGGTGGTGGCTCTGACAAGGTATTCGTTGAGAATGATAAAACAATGAACAGTAGTTATACTATTACTACTGGTAAAAATGCCGAAGCAGTTGGTCCAATTACCGTTGCTTCAGGTGCAACTCTAACAGTTCCAAGCGGACAAAGATTGGTGATACTATGAGTGCGGTAGTTATTTCTGGCGATACAAGTGGTTCAGTAACCCTACAAGCACCTACGATTTCTGGTGCAACAACACTAACATTACCTGCAGTTTCTGGTACAGTACTACAATCTGGTACTACAGTTACTGAAGCACAAGGTGGTACTGGTACAACTACTGGTTACTACGGATTTAAGAACCGCATCATCAATGGTGCGATGGTAATTGACCAGCGTAATGCGGGGGCTAGTGTTACTGCCAACACAGGAAACCCTTTTACAGTCGATAGATGGGCGATTATTTCTTCTGTAAATAGTAAATTTACAGCACAGCAAAATGCTGGCTCTGTCACACCACCAGCAGGATTCACTAACTACTTAGGTATAACATCTTCTTCTGCTTATACAGTGGGGGCTTCTGAACAATACCTGATTAGGCAACAAATTGAAGCATATAACGTAAATGATTTGGCTTGGGGAACAGCCAATGCCAAAGCAGTAACTTTGTCGTTTAAAGTTTATTCTTCATTAACAGGCACTTTTGGCGGGACTCTTTTTAATTACAACGGTTCACGCAACTACCCTTTTTCATACACAATTTCATCTGCAAATACATGGACATCAATTAGTGTAACTATTGCTGGCGATACATCAGGAACTTGGGCTGGAACTAATGGCGCTGGAATTGGTGTCCAGTTTGGACTTGGTGTTGGTTCAACATTAAGTGGAACTGCTGGTTCTTGGTCAGGGACTTATTATGGTTCATGCACAGGTGCAACATCCGTAGTAGGAACAAACGGTGCAACCTTCTATGTGACTGGTGTGCAATTAGAGGTAGGCAGTACCGCAACATCGTTTGATTACAGACCTTATGGTACTGAGTTAGCACTATGTCAAAGATATTTTGTTAAAACATTTAACTCTTCTGTCGCCCCTGCTCAAACTATACCAGATCAAGTTGGTGCAATTTGTGGATCTGTTCGTGCATTCGGTGGAGCATCTGGAAGCAGTTGGGAACCTCAAGGTCAATGGTGTTACCCTGTTGAACTTAGAGCATCGCCTACAGTTACTTTATATGGAACATACGCTGGAAGCGGTCAATGGTCAAACAGCGGAAACACAACTTCATCAAATGCTCGTGTTCAAAATGCTGGAACTAGAAATGCAACAATTGACAATACTGGTAACACAGTTGCTTTTGGTTCTAACTCTCCTTTTATTCACGCTACTGCTTCAGCGGAGTTATAACCTATGTATAAATTAGTTAAAGATGTAAAATTTGTTCAGCGTTTATCAGATGGCGCTTTTATTCCAATGAGTCATGATAACTCAGACTATAAAGCATACCTAGAATGGCTCGCTGAAGGTAACACTCCAGAACCAGCAGAAGGAACAGAATAATGGCTAGTATAATTTCGGCTGGCACGGCTACCAATACTGCAGTAAGCATTACTGGTGACACTACTGGTGCACTTGCTCTTGCCACAAACAATGGTACTACTGCGTTAACGATTGATACCGCACAGAATGTGGGTATTGGTACTACTAGTCCTGCGGCAAGATTAGATGTTAGAACAACATCTTCAACGCAAGCCACCTTCACCAGAACAGGTCAATCTGCTGTTTGTTCAATTTTTCAAAGCACAGCAGACACGTATTTGTCGGCAACAAACTCAGGCGCATCTTTAATTCTTGCAACTCAAGACACAGAAAGAATGCGTATCACCTCTGCTGGATATGTTGGTATTGATCAGACAGCCCCAACCACCGTTTTTTGTGTAGGGGGTGGTATGGCTGGCGGTAGCGGTAATTGGGCTCACTTTAGAAATAATGTGGGTACATCAGCAAATCCCCCTGCTTCCGATCCATATGGTGTATATTTGGGATGCAATTATTCAGGCGGTAACAACGAAGGTAACATTGCATATAGAGGATCTTTAACATTTGGTGCATGGGATGGATCTTCATATAGACCTCACGCTCAATTTGTTAACGCAGCAAGTCTTGGGGCTTCGTCTGGCGGACAATTACAAATTAATAGAACTACCAATTCATATCAAGAATCCCTTAGCATAGGCACAAACAATACACAAGGTATTCATATAAATGAAACGAGCAATTCAAGCTCGATAAATCTTGTTTATTTCACAAGACAAGTTTCAGGTACACAAACAGAATCAGGAAGAATTTATTGGGGTGGTTCATCAATAGCCTACCTGACTTCTTCAGACTACAGATTGGAGAAAGATGTGTCACCAATGACGACTGGTCTTTCGACAGTTATGCAGTTGAATCCAGTAAATTTTGTATGGAAGCATAATAATAAGCCTGCCAATGGATTTTTGGCTCACGAGTTGCAAGAACATTGTCCAGACGCAGTATCTGGTGAGAAAGATGCTCTAAATGAGGATGGTTCTATTAAGGTTCAATCTGTGGACACATCATTCCTCGTAGCCACACTAACTGCTGCAATCCAAGAACTCAAAACTATAGTTGACGCACAAGCAGTAGAAATCGCTGCACTCAAAGCAAAGGTAGGAGCATAAGATGGCGATTATTTTAGACGGAACTCTTGGCATTACAACTCCAGGTGGTGATACATCTGCAGTATCCTACACAACTCCTATTGTTAAGAGTCCATCATCATTAACACTACAGACTAATGGTACAACTACTGCA